CAGACGGCCAACTCCCCATATTTCGTCACGATTTCTCGCGGTAATATAGGGGGTTATGACAAAGGTCACTGGGCTTGATTGTGCCAGTGCAGATCCTCTGTCGAAGGGGCGTAAACTCTTGCGAGAGCTAGCTTTAGGGCTGGAACGCGTGTATAACGTGTCTATTCCATTGCCCGCTGGCCTCGAGTCTATGTCCCTTAAGGAACTTAAGAAGTTTTCGACAGGACTTCTTGAAAACGAAGACCATCCTTGGTCTTCGGCTATCTCCGGCCTTGGGCAAGATAGCCAATTGACAATAAAGGCATCACTCTTTCTGTGGAGAAAAGTGCTACCAGCCTCCCAACTCGATGTTCCGGACTATATTCGTCGCGTCACATCGGAGGATGACCCTCTGCCAACTGGCTATCTTGCTCACGTTAAGAAGATAGCTCAAGAGGTGTTCCCGCCGAAGTGGGACAAAGGAAAATATATAAAGAATGTTGAGGGATATACACCTACGACAAAGTCTGTTAAAGAGAATGGTCGCGGTAAAGGTGGCTATCGTAAACTCATGCCAGACCGGCTGGCATTTGGGCGACTCTGCGTCGATCCTTCCGAAGGGAAGGACGCCGAGATTGACAATGTCCTGAAGTTTATGATAGCGAAGTGTGATGGCAAGGATAGGGCTGTGACAGTGATGTCATCGTCAGCCCAGGTTCTTGGCCCATTACATAAAGCCCTTTACGACCATATTAGTGAACAGGAGTGGCTTCTTCGCGGCGAAGCCACTCCACGGACTTTTCGTAACTTCGTCAGGTCTGATGGCGAAGTCTTCGTTTCAGGGGACTATGAGTCAGCCAGTGACCATCTCCCTCTATCTGTGGCGCGGGTTGTGCTGAAGGTTGCTTTCCGTGATTCGGTAAGCATACCTCAATATATAAAGAGATCAGCATACTCGCTCCTTTTTTCCAAGATAGAGATAGAGGGAGAGGTCTATCAAGCCACTCGACAACTTATGGGGTCCCTTCTCTGTTTCCCCTTACTTTGCCTCCAGAACTACATCGGCTTTCGCTATGAGTTCGGTCCGGAGGTGCCGGTAAGGGTTAATGGTGATGATATTGTTTATCGCGCATCACCTGAACGTTTCGAGAAGTGGGCCTCTTTCGTTAAGACCGTTGGTCTTAAGTTGTCAGTGGGCAAAACTATGGTTGACCCTAAGTTCTTTTCCCTAAATTCCACTTTTTTTAAAGCTAGGCGTTACCGGTTGCCCAAGTTGATACCGGTGTTGCGCTGTTCCACCCTATTTAAGTCCTCCGACGCCAATTCTTTGGCTGGATCTCTTAGGAGATTTCGGATGGGTATGTGTAGGGGCAGCGCACTTTTTAATCTAGCGTCTGAGTGGTTTTTAAGGAAGAAACGGAGGGTGATACAAAAATCGGGGAGGTCAGTAGTGAGAGGTCTGGGGGTTGATGTACCCGACGTGGCTCTGAAAGGAGCAGGTTTGTGGCAAAGGGAGCTTTTTTATCTCGCGCATGTTCCGAACCAATCTTCAGTGATTGGCGGTCATTCGGAGGCGCGACTCCCTTTACCACCTACGTCTAAGTTCCGTTGGGTACAGATCCCGAAAGGCTGGAAGCGGAAGGAAGTGGATTGGCGTGCCCGTGGCACGGAGTCCGAGGACGAATTCTTTGAGGCTCTCGTCGACAACACCTGGGAGGTACCCCCTCAGGTGCTGAACGATAATGACGCAGAGCAGCAATATTGGTCCGAGTTGGAGCTTACAGGTTTCGAGTTCGCATGGAACCAGTACCGACTTGACCGATTATTTAAAAAACCAAAGAAATTGTTCATGGGTTTCGAGAAGAGGCGAGCTAGGCTTTTTAGTAAGCCTTTCTATAACTTAGCTCGGCCTCGACGACGTGCCATGGTGTGGTGCAAGACCGAGGATAGTCCTAGTGGACAAGAAGAGGGTTACAATTACACGGGCGTCGACTATGCCATAACATTGCTTGAATGTGATGATGGATGGCACCGTCCCTTTAATTTGTATCCGCCAAGTTATCCTGTAGAGGATTTTCTTATTTACGACGGATGGTGACGCGTTCGCTAGCGCAATGGAGACGAACGGTCTGGGATGAAGTACGGGTTATTTCCCGCCTTCGACGCTCAGTGGCTGGTAACCACTTAAATAACTACCCGCTCTCGCGATGGTAGTTTGAAGCTATGTCCCGCAAGGGTTCGAGGTGACTCACGGATTAGTAATAATCGCGACGTGAGGCCTTTAACCGGCGTTTAGTAGCTTTGAATGTGCCTAAGTACGGCGTGAAACACCTACGGATCAGTCCACCAAAGGTAAATTAGGGAGCCTACCTGTTTAAAAAGTTGGCCGTGTCGGTACAGTAAACCGTCCCTTGTGTTCTGCTACTCCCCCGAGACTGCGCATTTGCTCCGATTTGATCACGGAGTGGGGCCTAAGAACCCCTAATTTATGCGTCCATACTGTTACGATGGTATGGGTAAACGTCGCTGGTAGGAATGTGGCAGAGTGGACCTTTAATAGGTGTGGAACAAAGGAAATAAAGGTCAGGATAAGTGTCGCGCCGGGAACGAATGTTCCTAGTGGATAACTACCTGAGTGAGAGAATGAAATTTGCCCGAAGACGG